ATGGCCGCCGTGATGGCCGCCTTGTTTTCAATTGTTGCGTCTTTATCCGCCGCAAGTTGCTCCATATTCGCAAGGCTCGCCGCCGGGCTTGTGATGTCGTCTAAACTATACCACGCTTGTAGGCCGCTCGTCTCGCTCGGTGTTAGCCCGTCGTACGATTTCCACATCACGGAATTAACTTCATCGCTTGAAAGTGCGCGGTTCCAAATCGCTACGTTGGCGAGGTTGCCGTCAAAGTATTGAGAATCAACAAAGGATTGTTTTCCTATTGTAGCGTTGTTTGTAGTGCTTATTGTTTGCGATGTTGCGCTCGATGATGCTAACGAACCATTTATATAAAGTTTTGCGGTTGTTCCGTCGTATGTCCCAACGGCAAAAACCCAATCATCTTTATAAATTACCGAGGTATCTATGTCGATTGTGTTAATGCTATATCTTATGGTTTCATCGTTTCTTGAAATTAAACGAATACCATCATTGTCTGAATCTCGGTTGTCAAAAATATATTTTGAATCAGTGTTGCCGTTTACATAAACCCACGCCGCGATGGTGTGGTTCGTATAACTGAACGGGGTGTCTAATTGGATGTAATCACTCGCCCCGTCAAACTCGGCCGAGCCTTGGGCTGGGAAGCTTAAGCCTTGGGTTATAAATTTACTGGCCATAACTAAACCCTCCGTTATAAAGTTTAAGCCTCCGCTTAGTAGGCCTCTGCGTAGCAGGTAAAAAAAAGTAGCCTTTCTCATTCATTATTTATTTAATTATACTATAAAGTTAGTCCTTATTATTTACTTTTTCTCTGTATTATATACCAGTCTCCATTATGAGCGAGCAGCATTATACCGTCGTAATCACGGTTAAAAGCTACCTCTCCGTTTCCGTCTATCGTATCGCTACCATCTGGCACCAAATTTATAGCGGTGTTAGCGCTAATAGTACCATCACTTTTAAAGCGTATAAGCCTTCCTTCGTTATCTCCAGCAGCCGGTAGGTTTATAGTTGCTGTACCGTTAGAGCCCCTCCAAGTATTAAAAATCATAAAGTCGGAAGCTCCCACATTATAAGTACTGCTGGGTTCGTGCTCTACGTCCGTTATGCTTTCTATCTGGTTACCGCTGTGGCTAAAGTCCGTTACGCTGGTGCTTTGTAAAATAGATCCGCCGCTTACCGTTAGGTCGTTGCCTACGGTAGCGTCGTTACTTACGCTCGCGTCGGTAGTGTTTAAATCCAATACATTAAGCACCTCGTCGGTTCCTTGTTGGCTGCTTACTCTGCCTACGAAGTCGGCAGCGTTACCGTCGTCTACCGGGGTGCCTATTTCTACGTTACTGTCGTCCTTCTGGACCTTGAACCATTCAGCGCTCCACTCGTCCATATTGGCGTTATAGCTTCCCTGCATAGGAAGCCAGTAGAAGCCTTCAAAGCTGTACCGTATACCAAAGGGGTAAGGACCTACGATAGTGCCGCTATAGCGTTCTATTGGCTTACTGTGGAGGCTTAAGACCTCACTAGTAAGAAGGTCTAGTAAATCGTTATAACCTCCGCTATTGCCTCTGCGCCAATCCGAAGAGGGTACCCAGCTGCTGCCATCGTACACAAAGAAAGAGCCAGGGCCGCCGAAAGCGTCCGCCGTTCTTACCTCGCCGAGATCTAGCACCAAGTTACTATTAATGTCTCCGGATCCGTTGCTACTGAAGTATCGAGTAGCGACGCTATTGCTTTCATCACTTAAATAGCTTATTAATACCTTCTCTACGCTCCACCCTGCAAAGTATCCACTAGGGACGCTTACGCTAGCGTTGTTTTGATTGTATAGCCCGTTTTGCTCTATATCTACGTCTGCCTCTCCCTCTACCGGTAAAGACGGTGTAACGACCGTAAACTTATTGGCCACCGTTAAGCCGGTGCTGCTGTTCTGTACTATGCCCGCATCTAAATAATAATAGCTGGCCGTAGTGGTCCAGCTCGTAGCTCCGTACAATAAACCGCCGCTAGGGGACCAATCCCTTTTAAGATAGTAGAAGGTTCCCGGGTTGGCTTGGTCTTCAACGCGTAGCTGGATTCTATAACGCGGTCTAAAGTAGCCGGTATTACTTCCCGTGGTAGGGTGTGTTAATCGGTAGACCAGGTTACCCTCTAGCTTTAAGTATGCGTTATTATCGTCGCTTAATACCCCTAGGCTTAACGCAGGAGTGGTAGTGTAAAAATCTACGAAGCGCCCTAGAAGGTTCTGGCGTAGCTCTTTATTATGGGTTACCTCTACGCGCTTAATCGCTGGTAAGAAATTAAATTGATTACCCGCTAGACGTGCCCCTCCTCCGGTTGTACCGTCGAGGGTTACGTCGTCGCTTACAGTTGAGGTAAAAGCTTTTGTACCGTTCTTGTAGTAAGCGCTTACTGTTCTGCTTGTTTCGGTACGCTCTATATATTGCTCGAAGTAATAAACGCCTTCGCGTTGGTAGAACCTTGCGCCAAAAGCTATACAAAGCTCGCGCATTACATCCAAGTATTTAGGGTACACCTTGGTACCGTCTTGCTCTCTACTTTGTAAGTTAGGGGCGTAGTAGCGTATTAAGGTCGCTACATCTGTATTTACATTGTAGGTATGGTTAGTATCCCAAGTGTTTAAAGTAGTGGCGTAGTAGAGATCGTCTGCTGCGTATAAGCTGGCTGTACCTATAGCACCTGCTGCGCGCTCTATAAAGCCTTCTATAGTATCGTAAGCGCTAAAGGTATAATCTTCGTTAGCTAGATGGCCTATGCCATCATTTGCTACAATACTATAAACGTAGGGCTTATGGGTATCTTCTACTGTAATAAGATCCTGCACTATTACACCGGTCCAATACAAAGTAAGACCACCGTCTCCCGGTAGCTCGGTCTCGTAAAAGTCAAATACTAGGCCGTCTTTCGCTGCGCTTCCCTCGCCATAAATTCGCACAGTAAAGCGCTCCTCTTGGTAAGTCTTTAAAGCGTTTATAAAGGTGTCGAAGGCTGCGCTATTGTTATAGGCGCTTATCGTACAGCTAGAGCCAATAATAGGGCTTACTATATCGTCTGTCTCGCCGCTATAGTTTAGAGTAAAGCCATCGCTAGCTACTGTAAACTCTTCCGGATCTCCGCTATAGCTTGAGTCGTGTATCTCTACCTTAAAGAGCTTATCCGTTGAGCTGTGAAATTCGCTATATAATCTTAACCCCATATTTAAAAGCCTCTATATCTGCTTCGTGTTCTTCCTGCTTTCTCTGTACTTAAGAGTATATCTTGACCGCTTAAACGTCCGTACACCTCTACAGCTCCGCCAGTCTCCGAAAGCATACTCTTAAGCTTGGATAGTGGCGCGATAACTTCCGGGTCCATACGAGCGTTAGGGTTATCGCCGACTAAGGCCATAGTCTCGCCGTAGGCTAGACCACCTTTAGCTAGTTTTACCTGCTCTTTATTTTGTGCTATTTGCTTCATCTTACCGCGAGCCACACCAGCTAGAGCTAACAAAGCCACACCTGCTGCAATAGCTACAGTAGGATTAAGACTAGTTAAAGCTGCTTGTATTCCCGAAATAGCAAAACCTATACTAATAGCAAGGCTACCGAGCTGCTGCGCCATAGTAGAAAACGCACCTAGTACAAATACACCAAAGCCCTCGAATGCCTCGCCTCCTAATACCAAGCTCTCGCCTAGTCTCATAATACCCTCGGCTACTACCTCGTCCACCATTCCGGTTATAGCTTGCGCCATTTGCTCGCTAACGCCTTGCACTTGTACGCCGTATTTTTGCCAAGCTTTGCCTAGGTTTGTGAGCTTCTTTTCTGTTTCTCCGTTAGGGTCTGGGTCGTCTGGATCATTACCACCACCACCGCCGCCGGTGCCATCGCCACCGCCTGCGCCGTTACTAATGCCTCCCCAAGTAAACATAGAAGTAATGCCCTCCCACTTTTTAAGTAAGAAGTCCTTCATTTTATCTACTCCCTCTTGCAGCCCTTCTTCAGTTACTAGCTCTATTTTCTCGCGAGGGTTTAAGTTGTCTAGCATCTCTTGCCAGTTCTCGCTTAAAGTGTCTCCGATCTCGCTAGTAACTTCTGCAAAACCATTTTTTAAACCGCTTAGAGCTTCTGCGATTTGTGCTCTATCAAGGCTAAAAATACCTACTATTAGGTTAGCAATGTTTTTAAAGCCTCCAATAATATTTTCAAATACTACTTTGATACCGTCCCAAAGGCTCTTAAATACAAATACTAAAAACTGAACCGAAGCCCTAAAGGCTAGGCTCTCATTATATAGCTCTATCCAAGCATTTGCAATCTTTACAAATATTGGCTTTACATCGTCCCAGAATTTAAAAATAGCGTAGCCCGCTAGAGCTACCCCCGCAATAACTAAACCCACCGGCGAAAGCAAAGCACCTAGGGCACTCGCTATAAAGCCTATGGCTGTCATAATTGGACCGCTTGCTGCTACTACTGCGATAAGCGATACTATCTGGGTTTTTGTTTCGCTTGTAAGGCTGTTAAAGCCTTCTATTACACCTTTAACGAATGTGGCTACCTTGGTAACGATAGGCAGCAATGTAGCCCCTAGCTCGGTACCTACGTTTTTAAGATCGTTAAAAGCTTTATTTAATTTGAAGCCGGCGGTATTGCTTACGTTCTCGAATCCGTCGTCTACTATACCGGTAGCATTCTTAATATTATTTAGTACCTCTGCGTAAGCTTCGCCCTGGGCACCTGCTGTACCAAGTACGTTAGATAAAGCCCTTACGTTACCAAATAAACCGGTAAGCGCTTCTTCATTACCTTCAAAGCTTTCTAAAAGAAAGCCTAACGTAGCTTGTAGTCCATCTTTGCCTACTCTATCGCGCAGGTCGGAAGAGGTCATACCGATAGACTCTAAAGCTTTTTTTGCTTTTTCTGTGGGTTTTACAAAGGTTGTCATAACCCCCTTTAAACCCGTTACGGCTTCCTCTGCGGATACCCCCAAACGGGTAAAGGTTGCAATGTTAGCGCCGAGCTCGTCGAAGCCAATACCTAACTGTGCGCCGAGTCCCACAATACCGCCAAGGGTAGGGGCCAAGCTTTCAGCCTCAAGGTTACCCTCTCTTACAATTGCGGTAAGTGTGTCGGTTGCTGCGGCGGCTGTTAAGCCAGATTTGCTATAAGCCTGCATTACCCCGGTTAATGCCTGGGCTATGCTCTTGGTATCTCCAAGGCCGATAGAGGAGGCTTTCGCTGCTCGCTCTAGTACCTCGGTAGCTTGTGCTCCTCGGAGACCTGCTGAAGATACCGTAAAGATAGCGTCTGCTAATTCTTGCTGGCTTTGGCCCGTTTGAGCACTTACTTCTTTTACGCTACTCTTAAAGTCGTCTAGTGCCTTACCGGTAACCCCTACGAGGTTCTCGATAGTAGCAAAGCTTTTCTCTAGATCTAGCGCCATTTTTACGCCCGCTGTACCTACTACGGCAAAGGGTAGCGTAACACTCTTATTAATTGTTGAGCCTATACGCTTGGCACTAGCCCCGAAGTTTTTAAGGCTCTTTTGAGCTCTAGCTAAACCTTTCGTTAAGCCTGCTGTGCTTACCCCTATTCGTATGTTAGTACTCGCTATGCTCTTTTTTGCCATCTCGCTAGAATCTCTTTAGCTTCTTTTCTGTTTAGCACTCGCTCTGGTTTCTTTTTCTCCCAGGGGAATACTGTTAAATCTTTAGGCTTTACTTTTTTGTTTTTCGGAAGCTCAAGGTTTACTAGTATTGTAGTACTCCACCGCTCCCGCTCCCAGCTTTGCTGCTGTTTTAATTCGTATAAATTAAAGAAGCCCTTAAGGGCGTTCTCTAATTCTCTCGGCGTTGCTTCGTAAAAAGTGGCCGGGGTCCACCTCAGCTGCCCGAGGGCTAGCTCTTGGTAATAGTCAAAAGTTAAAGGGGTCGCAGAGCTATTGCCCTGCGCCCCGTTTACTTTTTTTCCTCCTCGGAGGCGCTAAAGCTTGATCCAAACACCGCCAGAATTTCCTCCATAGCTTCGGGCTTATCGTCTAGCCAGTCTGCTATATCTTCGATACTAAAAGGAAAAGGTTTTTTATCTATTCTTGCGCCGTGCTTCAATCCGCACCACACCAAGTAAATAGCGTCCTTTAGTTTCATATTATCGCCTAGAGTATCTAGGTTGGCCATCGTATAACCGTTAGCCTCTGTAAATTCCATAAGAGCAGCAAAACCGAATTTTACCGGTCTGCTCTCGCCTCCTATTTCTACGTGTTTAATCATTGCTTTAAGTGTGTTTAATTAGTCTTACGATACAGTAGAGTAGGTAATAGCTCCCGTAAGCTCGAACGTGGCCGAGTACGTTACATTATCTTCCATACCAGAGCTAACTTCCAAAGAAGTTACGTAAGCAGCAGCAGACCAGTAATGGTCTCCCGATACCTCGGTAGAGAATTTAACCGTAAGCTGGGTACGCCCAGACCAAGCGGTCATTAGGTCATCAACTCCGTAAGCCGCGTCTTCAGCGTACAAAGCCGATACCGAAATAGTACCCGATTTTGTAGCTTCTAGAAGGTCGCGAGTACCGCTAGAGTCTTTAGTTGTTGCGTCTCTTGTGTCCATAGACAAAGAGATAGAGCCCTCAGTTGCGTGAGCAATTAAAGTGCTGCCTACGTATACCCCTAGAAGGGTTCCGTTCATAATGCCAGTAGTTGCCATTTTTAATCTAGATTATTTAGTTGTTCTTCTTCTTTTTGCGGAGCCTCAGCTCCAAATTCTACAGCCTTACCAGCTTCTATAAGCTCTAGGCCGTATTCGTTTACTACACTTAAAGTTAGACCTTTGTCTAGCTTCTTACCGCTAGGTAAGGTTACTTTTTTTGTTAGTGTTATTTTCATCTCTTAACCCTTATTATATATTCGCTATTAGCTATATAAACCTCTGCTTTGTCGTCGTAGTCTGTCTCCAATTCTGTAAACTGGATAGAGTCTATAACGATACCGCTAACGGTCCCGGTATAACGGTCTAAAGCTGTTCTTACCTTCTCGTTAAGGTCGGCAGCTTCGGCGTAAGTTTCACTTACAGCTAATACTTCATAGCGCACCTCGTCGAGCGTACTTACGCCGCTCTTCGTGTCGCTTGGTGTTATATCATTAATGAGGTATACCACAAAAGGAAAAGCGGCGCCCTGCGCTGCTATTTGGGGGTAAACCCGAGTACCTACGATAGCGCTTACGTCGCTGTCGCTGGTTAGGATTGAGTATATAGCTTTTCCCTCGTTCATTAGAAGCCTCTTTTTACTATAGCTTTCTTTTGCTTTGTGCTCAGCTCGTAGAGCTTCTTATCTATAATACGCTTTACTTGAGCATAGAGTAGAGCGTTAGCTTGTTGTAATCCAGCCCTATAACCTTTGCCTATAAAGTCTACGTTTTGCTTTTCCTTTACTTGAGCTCTAGCCTTTCCTCTAGCTACTCCAAAGTTTACCATTGCACCGTAGTACCCGTCGCCGGTTTTAGTTGCCTTCTTTCCAAATCTTGGACCTACATAACCGATAAGGTTATAACGGCCCTTACTTTTTATGTAACCTATAGAGCGGCGAAGGTTCCCCGGTTTATAAGTTACGCTTTTGTCTTTGCCGCCTCTGCCCTTTATACTTTTGCCTACTGCCTTACGGGTTCTCCCGTCTTCTATCTGGCTACGTACGCTCTTTATAAATGGCTTGGCCGCGTTCTTAATACCTCGCTTAAAGTCTCGGTATTCTGTCTTATCAATCTGGCGTAAAAGCTGGAGCTTTTTTATAGCTTCCTCGAATCCTTCTACCTCCATTACTAGCCCGTCCTTCATCAGTCCGCTAGTCTAGTATCTATAATTAAGTAGCGCTCTCTACCTTGCAAGCTTACGCCCTCTACTTCGTAGCTATTGCTATTCCAGGTTATTTTAGTGGTAGCGTCTACATCGCTGCGGTAGCGAATTGTAAAGCGTACTCTATTTACGCTAGTAAGCTTATCGCTCTCTTCTCCCTCTTTAGGAGTGCCTCGGTACTCTACCATAGCCCAGACATTGGCTAAAGTGCTGTACGTGCGTACGGATTGGCCGAAGCCATCCGAAGCGACGCTAGCGCTTTGTAGCGTAATTCTTCTATCTAGCTTACCGGGGTCAATCAAAGCGGAAAACTCTAAAAGGGTTTAGTAAATACTCGGAAGCTGTCGGCATACGGTGTACGCTGTCTACGCGTTTCTCGTACATCTCGCCAATGATTAAAAGCATAGCCATTTTAATATTAGCGGGTACGTCGGAAGCTTGCGTATAACCACAAGTATAACGGATTATAACAGCGTTTACGGTATCCTTTGTACCGTACCAGCCATATTCTGGGATAATACGCGCGGGCTCACTTACTAGGTCGCTGCGGTAATCGTCAGCAGCTACGGTA